AGGTGGAGGTGGTGGAGATGGAGGCTTTGATTATTCTCCCGAGGCTGCTCCCACCCTTCGTCATAGTGGACCACAGATGCCGATTATTCAAGAAGGTAATAAAAAAGGACAAGTAGGAAAAAAATCACCAGCTGCATTTGTAACAGTAAAAGGTGCAAATGGTAGACTTAATTTTAAACAGAAGGGACATACAACTGGTTCTGGTCTTTCTCCATTTTGGCGGAGTAAATCAAGAAACAGAAAAACATATAAGCGTAAGCAAAATAAAAGAGCAAGTTCTCGTAAGCAAAAGCAATAAACAATGTTACCAAATTGTAACACGATCTTCCGGTAAAACCCACAATGAGTCACCAGGTTTTAAACCATATGTCTCATAGAATTCCGGAAACTGCGATAAAATCTTATTTACACGAAGCTCCGGCGGTGCATGCTTATCCGTTTTAGAAGCTAGATCCGCCTTCTTCTTTCTATCTTTATTTCGCCACGAGACTGCATAGGAAACAAAAAAATCTTTCAACATTCGCTGTCTTTCTACACTTGTTTTGCCTGCCATTTCATCACGGAGCGCCTGCAGAGAAATTGATACTCCCCCCAAATCAGCAATATTCTCCATTAATGTCAGCTTTCCATTAATTGTAGCTCCCATATATTCAACTGAAAACAACTCTTCAATCTGCTTAGACTTCTTCTCATATTCTGTATTCTCTTCTTCAGTCCACCAAGGAGCATAGTTTCCATCTCCATCATGATTACGTCCATCTGAATCAAAGCCATGCGTAATTTCGTGCGTAATCACATTTCCAATTCCCCCCAAATTCCATGCAAGAGATTTCTTCGGATCATAAAAAGGCGGTTGAAGGATTCCAGCAGGAATAATCATTTCATTGTAGTCCGGATAATAAAATGCATTCACTTCAAAACAAGCTGAATCCCAATACGGAGTTCTTGCAGAATCTCCTCGGATACCAATCTCCTCAATACCATATTCCGTATCTTTTTCATTAATTTTAAATAAATTGCGCAACATCTGTTTATCCGAAATCTCTTCCCCTTTGCTTTCATCTCTCCAAACAGTGGGAAACCCCACCTTAAATCCCATTTTATTTAACTTATGTGTGGCCTTCACTTGTGTTTCTAAGGATAACCATTTCGCTTCTCGGATTCGTTTCGCACCTGCTCTTTTCAAAATATGAATCAATTCTATTGCCTTATCTTTAATCTCCTTTCTAACATACTTTGCGACGAAGGGTTGGGAAAGCATCTGCGGTAAGTGGGTTGTGACGATTGACATCATAATACGATCCACACTGCTCGGCTTCTCGACTCCCTTCAAGACTGTTCCATAAAAATCAAAATAATGCTTGTAAACATCACCTGATACGAATCTACCCATCGTAATAATTGCACATCCCATTAACCATAATTTCATTTCCTCCATAGAATCAAACATTCCATTCAGAAAATGCAAGTATTTTAAATTTGTTGCGACAAGTTCATGAGCCTCTAGTTTAGTAGAAGGGACACCCATGCCTTTGAAAAGTATATCCCATGGAATTTTGCTAAAGTCTTTTTTTAAAGTAGCATAGGATATTTTATTGTAACGATTAGGCGTATCATCTTCCTCCATCGGAGTTGGTAGGTGCTCGGCCACTTTCATTTCAAGCTCTACGAATTTCTCCAATCCTTGAAATCCAAAGTAGAGGCCCAGTTTTTCTAGAAATTTACGATATGCTTCTCTATCCTTACCATGTGTCTTCTCGATTAATAGATTTCTGTTAGGAAGGCAGGGAACATATTCACTCAGCTGAATGCGAATATATTTTGTATTGTAAGAATCTGATGTTATTTTAATTGTTAAAGGTGATCGTGCTTGAATCTTATTCAAATGACCGATCATAAATGCAATATTATTTGCACTTGTTAGTAAATTGAGGGCACCCATTAATTCAACGACAACAAATTCTGTCTGTTTAGGATTGTCCCATGTATTATAAATGCTCTTAACAAATTTGGAAAGTTTGCAATCAGGTTCTTCAATTAAAGAGTCCCTTACAATTTCAATAAGCTGCTCTTCTATTTTTTCTGCAATTTGACGGCTAATGTTTGTGGATGCCGCATCTTGCGGTATCTTAGTTTCTTCTAACCAAGTTTCATTCACAAACTTATAAAAGTCATGCCTAGGACTTGACATTCTTATCTAGTATAATTTTTTTACTCAGAAGTATTAACTAATTCTTGTCGTTCGTTAGATAATTGCATTGTTACTATCATTATAGTCCGAGGCAATGATTTTTTCTTCTTATGATTTACTGATTTAGTTTGACTGGTATAAATATCATACTGTTTTAAAGATCCAAATCCACCTCCTGCTCCGCTTACAGTTGTAATTCGACAAGAGCATAAGGGACCTGGAGCGACAGGAGCGATTCCTCCATCAAGGCCGCAGATATTCATACCTATTCTGATGTCCTATTTTTAACAAAATGGTATTCATAGACCTTCACCAATTCTAGGATACGATTTTTATTTCCAGTGCTATTCGCAATCATCTGCGCCGCCATTTCATGAGGATGTTCATCTTGGGCTGGTGCACCCGATGCGCCTCCGAAAAATGTAATCCATTCAGGGGGTGGAGTTTGGCGTTGCTCACCCGTCTTTTCATTCCACCAGACTGTCTCGGCATCTTTGAGTGAACTCGGAAATTCAGATCGAAATACAGCCAGGCTCCACCAACCTGTTCCTTCTTTGTCTATCCATCGAGCATAGGGTTTATTTTCAATATCAGGGTTGATTCGTCGTCTCTTTATCAAATCATGGGGGAACTCTGCAGGAGGATCCGCGTAAATTGTGTATCGCCAAAGCTTTTCATACCAGGATTCCCATATAATAGGATATCTACGCTGCAATAAATGTATCTTCTCATGTTCAATTGTAACAGCCACTCTATGTTCCGGATAGGATTCAGGCATCATGATTGTATCTTCATTGATTGTATGTGGCATTCCGTCTTCACAGGAATCTGCTGTTATCACAATTTTATATTGTATGCCAGTTTTGGAATCATTCAGTTTAATTACGTTTTTTGGTTCACATGAATTGCTCTTTCTAACTTGCTCATTAATTGAGGATGTTTCAAGATTTTGGAAAAATACGATTATAATTATTACTAAAAATAGTATAACTAGTGCTAATAACCATTCTAACATTCCCTACTTTTGCTCTTATTTTCTATTTGTTCCTATTAGCGCCGATATTTGATTGAGATTTACAAGTGATTCAGTAAAATTATGATTTGTATTTCCTGTTGGTGCAGAATACTTAGGCTTCAAAATGCAATTCTCAAACTTGAGTGGTTCTCTAGCCTCCCTCTTAAATTTTGTTCCAAGATATTCATTTTGTTTGTATTCTTTTTTAGGCATTCTATATTCTCTACTGTAGTCATCACAATGTTACTTTAATATACTGACAGTTTTCAAGGAATTGCGGTTTCAATTTATAGACATGCAAGAAGCGTTCAATCCAGTTTCCGTGGGACACTAGCAGGATGTTCCCTACTATATTTTTTCTTCGAACATCTACGATGAAATCTTGGATAAGCGACAGCTCATAGTTTGATGTTTGGGGTTCGCAGGGATTCTTTTCTCCTACTTGTTTTGTGATCCAGCTCTCTGGGCATGTCTTCAATATTTCTTCGCGTTCTAGCCTCCGATCACATAAGTTAAGACCGAGTGGAAGTTCTAGCAGTCGGTCATCTAGAGTTACTGGAAAGCTCTCAGATTCAGGTAAGACTGCTAGAAGTGTATTACGACAGCGTCTTAAAGGTGAACAAAAGATTGCACTGAATTTAATTTCCTTAAATTCACCCTGAACTTTTTGCGTTTGTTTGAATCCCTCTGCAGTTAGCTCCGCATCTATGTAAAGGGGGTCATTCCAGTGGTTACCTTTGACTTTATAAAAATTAACATTATGCGTTCCTTGTGCATGCCTCAGAAGATAAAGTATTAATGTCATTCTCTTATCTTTAATTGCATATTAACCTTAAGAGCCTATCCTCCATAAAAAAAAGTATACCCCTTATAGAAAATGAACTGGTGGATGACCCTCTTTACAACGTTGTTATTTGTTCTGTTAACACCTGGTATCCTTGTAACCCTCCCTCCGGGTGGTTCTAAGATGACTGTCGCGCTTTTCCATGGTGTTGTATTTGCCCTCGTTTACCACTTGACGCACAAGGCTGTGTGGAATTTTACGGTTGCCAAGATGCAGATGGAGCAGTTTAAGGGTGGACATGGAGGAGCTCGTAGACATTAGCCTTGCCTCCATTGCTTACCACAATTTACACACAATACGAACAATGTCATCGGTTCATCCGCTGACCTGGTCTGTAGTTCATAATAAACACACTGGCGCTTAGAACAGTTGGAACACTTGTAAGCATCTGTTGCCATTTCCTTATTGCCCTCTAGCAGTCTTGTTTCACGCTTCATGCGTGCATCAATGCGGGAAAGCCAGTGATCAGGATTCAATTCATCATATGTCATAAAAGGAATTCGCTGCACTTCAAATTCACCCTCCTTCAAACGATCAAGAAGACGCAATCCTTTTACATAAGTCTTTGGGCTCATGTTATTCATCGTCCTTCTAGCAGTGGCCTTGTAGATATGTGTGAAAATAGGATTTTCCCAATTCTTCAGCACATTTCTCTTATTTGCTTCTTGGATGGAGGCATTGTAAATTCCCTTCTCCAAATTAATGCGCTGCAACTCATCCAAATGCTCTTCCAAATCATTCGCAATCCATTGAATGGTTTTTTCTCTTGTGGAGTTCATTACTTTTAACTATTAATAAGAAGGATTCAAATTTTAGGGGAATAAACTAGAATGGAAGGAATCAAAGGAACCAAAAGAAACAAAGGAAACAAAGGAAACAAAGGAATGAAATGCAAGAAAACTCCTTATCCGTCTTCTGAAGAACATCTAAGAAAATCGCCTTTCAAAAACATGGCAACCACCTTAAAAGCACTGAAACACTTCAAAAAAGGAAAATCTATCGGATTCACGAGGCGCGCTTCTTTAAAAAGCATGGGACTGCTACCACGTTCTAATGGATGTTATGTCCTTGGAAATAAGTATACCTAATAAAATATATTTAATATACGTTTAACAATAGTCTTCCTCTTCTAGCTCCGAAGCTGTTGCCCACTTCGGAATTTTCTTATTTCTTGCAGATGCATATGTCTTTGTTACCGGCTTTACTACGACTTCCTCTTCTTCTTCTTCAATTTCTGGAAGAACTTCTTCAACTGCTTCTTCTTCTTCTAGCACTTCTTCATCTTCCTCTTCATCTTCCTCCTCCTCTTCATCTTCTTCATCGAGGCTTTCAAATCCTTGGAAGATTTGTGTATAAAACTTGGTATACTGAGCTGTTGTGAAATTTGTAAGATCACCGCCTTCCATAAGGGCAACCATTACAGCATCACCAAAGAGAAGAATTGAATCTGCAGGAGGCGGCAACTCATGCTTATTCTCTGTTCCAGCACGACCATCCTTATAGCCCCACAGTTCTAGTCGGAGTTTTTGAAACTCCCATGCGCCAATCTTTGTCGGCAACTTGGTCTTCCTTAAAATCTTTGCAACTCCTGCAGGAATCTCCTGTTCATCATCGGTCGCAGCAATTTTGCTTTGCTTAGTATCACCTTTGGATTGAAGAACTACAACTTGGCACTGCATTTGATTCTTTGCTGGATATAAACCAAGCTTCAAATTTAAGTATAAGGAACTAAAATATGCAATGTATTTCTTCTGTTTTCTCCAAACAACTTGATGGCAAACCTACAACAATTATTCAATATATTTATGGCAGACAAAAGTGGTTTTGGATACAGGATTTTGAAATCATTTACGGATTTCATGCAAGAAGTTTTGAAGTTACTGCTGATGGACTTAAGGAAAATGGTGTTCAACTACTGGGCGCACCGCCATTTTCTGAACTATGTGTTAAATTACGCTTCGAAGACGCAATTTATAGCATAGAAAATGATGGATTATGTTTACGGATGAGCCATCCTGAGATGGGAAGTATTACGTTGTTTGGACACTCGGATTATTCTGTGAAGAAGTAGCCCAGTCTAAAAAAAGACCAGGTGATGCAGCTTGCTCTGGTGTCAGAGGTGCTGTAACCGCTTTTTCTTGAGTGGTCTGAGGGGCAGCTTCCTCTAGAACAGTGGTCTGAGGGGCAGCTTCCTCTAGAACAGTGGTCTGAGGGGCAGCTTCTTGACTAACCTGGATACCTGATACATCTGTGACGGGGGTCTTAGCTAATTCTTGCAGTATCACCTCTTTGATAGATCCTGATAGATCAGTAATTTTGACAGCTTCTGATACAGTTTCAACTTTAACTTCAACGGCCTCTACTGTGGCAACAACAGGGGCCAGCTTCTTCTGAGCAATTGCAAGAAGGTGTGGATCACTCTTTAGGATAGCGACACCTTTTGAGCACATTGTCCAGCAACCCGCTTTGGTAGTCGGTATATGTTTTAAGGAAAAATCACCATTTGAGATTTCAAGAGCAATCTTTAAAGTTTCCGGAATTACTGTCTTACATAGTTGAATAAGAAGGCTCTTCTCTGAGTCAGGAATGAGTGTCTTCTGGATGGACTTTTCTAAAACATGCACAGCAACGGCTTCTTTCTGTTCAACTGAAAGACCATTGAAGACTGCCATTTCTTTCACAAGGGAAAGAGCTGTGCGCATTAGCTGCGCTGGTGTGGGATTTGTTCCAAGTTGTAGTTCTGCAAGAATTGTCAACTGCACCTCAGCCATTGCGTTTTCTTATATTAGGTTTCGTTAATCTTAAATAGAGTGAAAATGGATTTACGATCGGGCATTCTTTTGATTGTTGGGAGTCTAGTTGTCTTCTTCCTGGTGCAAATAGGAATCGTATTATGGCAGCGTTTTAATAATCCCTACCAGCTACGTGAACATTTATCAGGTGCAACTTACGTAGATGATCTACGGAAAGCACAACCAGTTGCTCCTTCGCAGCAGTTTGAGCAACCTGCACCTATAATACATCACCAGAAGGGCAACTCCCTTCCTGATATTCCTGGTCAAACGGAAGAGGAAGTCAAAGCACCTGAGCCTTTGCAGAGACCAGTTAATAGACAAAAGGCAGATGAACCTGAGCCGGCTGATGGAGGTCAAAATAGACAGGAAGAGGCGGGTTTTACTGAGAAACTCCGTCATCCTGAGGCGAGTTTCCAAAAGTATCCTGGTGAATTTGGTTCCATGGTTCCCGAAGTTAATTCGGGACGGGCAGCACCTATTTCATCACCTGGTGCTGTAAATCAGCAAGGATTTGCATCAGAACTTGCCCAAAATGGAGGGGAATTAATGAACGGTCTATTTGCTTTTGATTCACAGGAACCCAGTGGATTTAGTTCACTATTTTAAGAAATCGACATAAATATAGTAGATGAGCCTTCCCCCTACACGATTAATTCCTATAAGCACTGGATTTCGTCTACCTGTTCTAACAGAAGAAGTAGACATAAAACAAGTGTATGATTTTCTAGCTACATGGAGTATTGGTCCATTTGATACTACATGGAGAACATTTAACCCTTTGCAAGATACTGATGCACAAAATCTTACAAAAGGCAAGGCGTGGGCTTCCCTGAGACCCGGAGATTCTAGCAGAAGTGGATTTTTATGTGTCTATCCGCCTTGGAGATGTGTTTTATATGCGGAAGCGGATAAACAGAGTGCTGGAGGAAAGTTTGGGCCCCGAGTTTTTCTGCTCCAACTCCGGGTTGATCCAGCGGTCTTCTCGGCAGGTGGAATTATTTATTCAGCAACTTTGGTTGGAAGTGAAAAGCGACTGATCATGGAAGATCTTTTATTCTGTAAAGGATTTCCTACGTTTTTTAAGAAGAGATTTTCAGAAAGATGGAATTTACTGCAAGAATCCTTGCAGAATGATCTCTTTGTTGATGAAGATCTTGCTGGAGGTCTAATTGTTAATCTGCGGAAAATTCAGCCTCTAGCAGAAATTACTCAATTTGGTGTCTGGGAGATTTTACCTGATGAGGCGGGGCGTCGGCGGTTGCTTTGGTTTATGCCTCGGGGGAATCCCAAGATTACTGCTGGAAGTGGAAATGTGATGCGAGTAAAGGAGTCTATGGATAAGGCAATCATGAAGGAAGTTGAGCAAAAGGTTGCAAAAGAAGCAGAAGAGAAAGGTGTGGCAGTCGCAACAAAAGGTGCTTTCCCCGATCAGTATTTTCTTTCTGGAAAGGGAGTTAATCTTGGAATGGCAATTATTCAAAATCCTGATGTCAGCAAACAATTGCGAATCCTTTCAAAAGTCAATCCACAATTCAAAGTTCGTATCGGACCTGCTTCTGAATTTGCTGGTAGCTGGGAAATCCTTTCTATTTACTAAATAGGATGGCAGGATACGGACCTAATTTTGCTTCAATAACTGGAGGAAGTGATTTATTAAAGGGAATGTATATCGGACCTGAAAAAATAAATACATGCAATACTCCGATGAGACCTGGAGCACTCGCTCGTTCACGAAAGCAGCGTGGTGGCTGTGGTTGCATGGCAAAGACTCGTAAGCAAAGGGGTGGGTCTTGGGCCAAAGTTGTTCCTAAAAAACAGAAGACAATAAAGAAGAGGCAGCAGAGGCAGCAGCAGAGGCGGCAGCAGAGGCAGCATCAGCAGCAGCAGCAGAGGCAGCAGCAGAGGCAGCAGCAGCAGCAGCAGAGGCAGCAGAAGGGAGGAGCCGGTTACACATTTGGGCTTGATGATCTGTCTTTAGGAGGAAAGATGCCGGCTGTAGTAACTACAGCATGCCCCAAGCCTTTACCCGGATTTTATCCCCCCGTCCAGACTGGTGGAGCTGCCTTAGTCGGTTCTGATATCTCCTCTATGACACAGCCTATTGCAGGAACAACACAACTTGTGAATCCTGCACTCTATAATTCATCACCTGCAGGAATTCAATTCAAGATGGGTTTAACATCCGTCTTTGGTCCTGAAAAAATTCCTTACCCGCAAGTTGACTCAATTACTGCTCGTAGCACCTGCTCTACACCCATGACCCGCAGACGTAACCGTAACCGTAGTCGCCGTTAATCCGTAAATAAACATTCTTGATTTTGATCTTCTTGATTATCATCCTTAACCAAATGCAAATCAATTGGTCCTTGAGCAGACCAATGCACAATTTTATAAGCGCACTTTTTATAGTAATCTTTGCGCTTATTCCATTGACTCATAAATATGTCATGCGGTTTATCTAAACAATCAATCACTCTTGGTGCAAAAGAGCGTTCATCTTTTTTCTGCCTCAGAATACGGCCCACAGATTGCTCAATATTTGATTTCGGTGTTGATAACACAATTGTATTCAATGCAGGAATATTCATTCCCTCCGCAGCCATAGCATACGTTCCTAAAAGAACAGCTGCATCTTCTGACTTCTCAAGAGCTTTTTGCTTCATGCCTCCAACATAGAAAGCAACACTTTCAATACCCGCTTCCTTAATTAACCGTTCCCAGCAGAGCAAATGTTCTCTGCGATCACTTAAAATTAGCGTTTTTCTTCCTTCCTTCCATGCATCCTTCACGGCTCCTAGCAGATAAATTGTTCTTGGCTCGTATTCAGAAACCGTATTAAGAAGACGTGCTCTAATAGGATTTCCTTTATAATCGTAACTCGTTTTAGTATATTCTGTATCTGTTGATGTATAATTATATGCTCGAACTTCCACTTCTGCATCAGCTTCTCTGTTCTTAATCTTTGTTGTTAAATCTCCGAGATACCATGTAAAGACTTTTGAAAGACCATCTGTTCTATCCGGAGTGGCAGAGAGCCCTAGCATCCACTTTGTTTGAATTTTCATAAGTGCTTTGCTAAAATAAGCCGCGCCCAAATGATGGCACTCATCAAAGATTGCAAAACCAAAAGCGTTGAAATAGCCTTCAGAATATTCATGCTTGGCCACCGTTTGAAGCATTGCAATTGTGATATCAAAATCGGGACCAATCTCCTCTTTATCGCCTTGAAGCTTTCCAATTCGGATGTCTGGATAAACACGTAAAAGCTCTTTTGTCCACTGGCCCACCAAGAATTCTTTATGCACAACTATTATTGTCTTTCGTCGCAGCTTTCCCATGATATAAAGTGACATGAAAGTCTTGCCCCAACCACAGGGAACACAAATAATTCCTCCACCTGTTGTCTTGCCCTTTTCTAGGAAATTTGCAGTGATTTCAAGTTGCTCTGGCCTTAATGAACCCTGGAATACTAAATTGGGGTTTAGTAAGTCTCCTTCTCTACGAATATCCGAGTCGGGTGCACCAAAAGCTTTGATTCCCCAGCAGCGTGGAATATAATATCGGTTTGGCGATTCATAATAAACTGGAAAACTTTCTTGTGTCGCATAATCAGCCATTGCTTGAGGAATAACAGTTAATGCATTTTTGAGTTGAGCTGTTTCACCATGTGTTAATCCATCTTTGGGAATTGAATATCCACGGTTCGACAAAATTTTTTTACCATTTAGTTTTTCTGCAGGAATTTGCTTAATCATATCAGGAATTCTTATCCGAGACATAGGGCTCTACTGTATTCAAGTTTTTGAATGACGGTAAAAAACTATGCGCTACAGTAGAGAAAGATGCAAAAGTGGGAAGTAGGTTCTTTAGTTTTTTTTGCTCTACTTGTTGTTTCTGTTTCAGCTAGTGAAAGATTATCGAATACTGTGATTGAATTACTCGACTCCCTCTTTATCCAATTTATTGCTGTTTTTGGAATTATTGGCCTAGCCTATTCATCACCGACTGTTGGAATTGCAGCGGCTGTATCCTTTGCTCTTCTATTTGTTTTCCGCAATAATAGCCACGTCCAGAATATTGGAGCTAGATCTTCAACACCTTTGTCAGCTTACTCTGTGCCGACTCAAGAAGTTGCAACTACTAAATTTGTTGAAGAGGTGGATGCAAAAGAGATGCATCTTAATTTGACATCAGAGCAAGAAGTGCCTGATGGACAGTATTCTGTAGACGAACGGAGACCTGTTTCATCGGCGGAAGTGCGTGAATTTGAATATACGCCGATGGAGGACACTGGTAAGAATGAGTTCTACATGGTTGGCCAGTCTATTGATGAGAAGGGTGTGATTCCTGCATCCATTAAACCGTGGACGAATGCATAGATTTTAGAACTGTTATAATAAAAATTTCTTGCAGTAAAACTGTATGAAATTTTCTATATTTTTTTTTCTTTATTTTTTCTCTTTATTTTTTTTCTTTATTTTTTCTCTTTATTTTTCTCTTTATTTCTATTTTATTGGCTGCACTAAAACCCAGATAAATCAGCACGCTCAGCTGTCTCTGTTTTATCAATATTAACTTTTCTGTAGAGTTCACATCCTCCTATCCATTTTCTCAAATCTTTGTCTCTGTAGACTCCATGCTTTCGTAGCTCATTCAAGACATTTGAAGGTATACACATTGGTGTTGTTTTACTAATCGGCATTGTGGTTGTCATGCAAAGGGGGACTGTTAATCCATCCATTTCATTGCTTTTATTTACCATGCTCGTTTTATACATGTCTTTCGGGCAATGTGTCTGTTGTTCGATCTTTTGGAAAGAGCAAGATGCTGACTGAGTGAAGGGATTTATATCTTCCGAGATTACATTGCACATATTTGCATCTTTCGGACATTGGTCAGGTCTAGCAGATGAAGGTGCTGCCGAGCAACAGAATCCACTAATACCATCCGCTGTTGCTCTATACGGTTTATTATTAGTGCAATCTCTTGCAGCTAATTCAGCTAGTAATGATTGGATCATTGAGCCACAGAATTGAATCGGTGTTCCATACTCATCTAGCGTATCACCACCAAGGGCGCACATATGGGCAAGACGACTTTTATCACGCTTAGGTGTGCAACGGCCCTCTGTAAAATCTATTTTTCCACTGCAGCACATTGATTTACCGTCTCTATCTGTAAAAAACCTAAAACCGGGAGGACAGAGGGGAGCAACAGACGATTCTGTTACAGTTGACTGAGAACTTAGAGTAGCAAAGGTTTCTTTTATGATGTAAGGAAGCGGGCTTCCATTAAAGACAATTATTAGTAAAAAAGTTATAAAAAAAGCTAACAAAACATATAATAGCTTCATCCCTAGTTTATGATAATTTTAAAATTCATAGACTTGTTTTATATTTTCCATACGATTCCATCTATAAACCTTACAAGAAAAGCAGTTGTATAATAGGCTGTAATTACACCTATTGGCACAGCAATTAGGTCTTCAAAATCTCCTGGTTGGAAAGCCGAATCAGATGAGGCGCCCGCGCCTATTCCATCTTCTTGATCTTCTAATCTAGAGCTACCCAATTCATTTGGAAGATAAACATCTCTTGCTTTCGGATTTATAATAATCTTGTCACCCTTGATATCTTTCTTTGTATCCACTACTCGGCATTTTAAAGCATCCATTCTTTTTACACCATCAGGCAATTCATTCGGTGCGCTCTTTGTAGATCCTACCCGTAGACCTGCTTTGCATATGGCACAGAAACGACGTAAATCAGTAATACTAATCGGATCAGACGGTGCTTCAAGTTCAGCTACATCTGGATCCTTGAGTCTCTCTGCATCTTTGATTCGACAGTTAATAGCTTCTTGCAGAAAGATATATTGTATTGCGTGGGCTTCAGGAAGGCAAATGGATTCCGAATTTGGTAAACCACAACCACGGTTCTTTAAGTCTTTGCCTTTGTAAAGAATAGCTGGTGTCTTGTCTGTTAAGATGGTTGTTATCGCAGGGAAAAAATCGCTTCTTAAGCCAGCATCGCGATTCAAGAATTCAAAATAATCGGCACCCTTACCTGATCCAATCTTAATAGGAATAATTAAACAGACATCATCTGCAGGAACCTGTAGGCGCTTATGGGGTTTGTTATTTCTGAAATACATATGAATTTCACCAGCGGGCGGTTTTTCTGAACCTGGTGCTCGATGCATTCCAGGAAAATGGAGGATTGTGTCACTTACATTAAATGTCTGTCTTTCAAAAATGAGTGATAGTTGGGGTGACTCTTCAATTGTTTGGCCATCTTTAGCTGCTCTATCAAGAAGACGACCTGGTCCCGCTGAGCTGCCTACAATACGTATCTCAGATGTTTTGTATTCGGGAAGATCTTCTTGTGATAGATTTTTTGGAAATTGAAATGGAGTCTGTGTGCAAGAAAGACTATTGAAAGGAAAAGCATTGTCTGCTTTCAATCGTTTAGTAGCTGCATCCATTTCTTCTATTAGGCGAAGGGATTATAAACAATATTCTTCTGCTTGTAGAGTTGAACTTTGAAGGTTTGTCCCTGTGCAGGAACCGCAACTTCATCACCGTCATAGACTTCATCGCAACCAATATCATCATCACAATCCCTATTCTTGTAGCGGATGGGAACTTGCACGGGATTTAGGCCATCTGTGCGGGAATAATAATTCCATTTATCTCGGCGCGCTGCAACACGGCGACCATAAAGTGGAACAAGTGTGCGATTACCGGCTGATAAGGCAGAGGCCCCAGGTGCTACTAGCAGACCAACCTGCTGAAACTTCTCAGCATATCCTTGTGTTGGGAAATTGAAAACAGATCCAGCAGTATTAAAATCGGGTCCTGTTTGCCAGACACGTGAAGGCTCAGGAGGAAGCCCATCATTTGTTGGGGGCATACGTATAACTTCTCTTTCTCTTTCCTTCTGCTGCGGCATTTCGAGTTTTATGTTAAGAGGTTTTTCGGATCTTGTTGCTAAATAAACAAAAGTTCCACAGATAATTACTGCAACAAGAAGAAGTATTAAAAGACTTTGAGTCGAGATAATGATTGTTTCGGGTATGGAACCTCCTCGTTGCCCGGAGGTGGGCTGCGAACCTCCTCGTTGCCCGGAGGTAGGCTGCGAACCTCCTCGTTGCTTGAACCGCGGTGCTTTTACTCTAGGCATACTCTACTTTGGACTTTGGAATAGTTCTTACATTCAAAATATAGGAACTATTGTAGATTTTTAATGGTGCTTAATTTGATGTCGGCTCTGATCCAAAGAATCCCTTAAATGTCTTCATGATTTCTTTACCATCGCTGATTAATGGCTTCAAGTTATTTAAATTTGCCATCAAGTCTTTCTGCACTGAGATTAACTTCTGTGTATCATTTGTCAAGGCATTTATCTGATCAGGCTTTAGCTGTTTATACGCATTCATGAAAGTTGTTCCAGCATCCATGTGATGCTCACCATCCGCCTTTTCAGAAGGCAATCTATATTTCTTATTTGCCTTAGCATACTGTTCACCTAAATCTTTCAAATCATGAGGTTGCGGACCACTCTCATCATCCACTGAAAACTCCTCTTTTGTCTGTGATTCATCAGTGCCGTTCTTCTCTTTTTTTTCTTTTGTCTCCTTTGTCTTATTTTTCATGTCTTTTACTTGCTGCACAACAGCCTTAGTTAATCCAGAAATTGCCTTCTCATCTACAATATCTTTCATATCAGCCACATCATCATCCTTCTTTTCATCATCTACAGATTCAGGTGTTGATTCCGTATCTTCCACCTCGTCCTTATCTTTGAATCCTTCCCATAAGCGCTTACCTCTATAAGGCATTGGCACAAAGAAAAGAGCTACAAGCAGAACAATTAAGACTTGAAGACCAAATGTTAGACGGACATGAGCATAGACTCGGAGAGCCTGCAAAGTTCCAGCAGTGATGAGGCCAAAGACTAGAGGTAAGAATGATCCATTTACAGTTTCCTTTATTAAAGGCATGGAGGCCATTAGAAGGATTGCAAGCATGGCTACTTCACTCAGTTTGAATCCAAAGAATTCACGCATCCTACTATGAAGCTATAATATCATCCAATAATATCAGATAATAATTGATATCCACCGAAGAGTGATCCTGCAAGAACAGAAATCATGACAAGGCCAACCATGGAAAGTTCAGAACCAGAGCGGAAGGCCCAGGGAGCATAGGCCATTATGGAGGTGTGGAAAAAAGGTAGATTTAGGAGAAAAAAGAGGGCCGCAACAACGAGGGGCGCCTTTAGTCTATCCAAGAGGTTACCAAACATATCACCCTTCTTCTGAAGAGGCATCTGGATCTGGGCTGTCGGAGCCTGAGGAACTTGGACATAACTAGAAGCACCCATCATAGAGGAAAAGTCTTGCGCTGAAGGGCTTGAATTTCCGATCATGTGTGCGGTCGCCGGGGAAGGGTCCATTACTCTATCTTGCATAGAATTAATGGGCGGCTCGGAAAGAACCATCCGCATAGGCTGCTGCTGAAACATTGCCTCGTTCGGACTTGCAGATCCGCCATTCATATCTGCTAGAATCTTATTGACGAGGCCAGCATCATTCGCAGCGCCAGGATTATCTAACTTATCTAGGGGTGTGCTTTGAGACATTTATATTGGATAAATATATCAAAGTTTTTAATCTAACTCAGTGACCTCGGTTTAATCAATATCAATGAAGGAAAATGTCTTAATTAGACCACTTCTATCTACAGGACATTTCTCCGTCTTTATTTTGAATTCATAACATCCATCGCCAATCTGATAAACACTATTTTGAAACTGTCCAACTTCAGGGCCCCGTATCACAATACAATCAGGTCCCTTGCATAAAGGACGCATCATTGCAGCAAGACCAAACCCTATCATACAACTTATGATAAATGCTAATTTCGGGTGTTCCATTATTTCCATGATATCAATCATCCCCTATCTTATCGTAACTTTTATCTGCTATTAGTAGGGAAATGAAGTTCTTTAATAAAATACAAGTTCTTCCATTAATGATAAGTTTTTTTGTGGGATTCTTTGTTGTGTATATTCTCAAACCTACACCAATGATCATCTTTAAAAATCCTTCCTTGGATAATGCGGGAAAATCCATTTATATTGATCGTAATGATGTTTGTTTCAAATATATTGTTAATAAAGTGGATTGTGATAAAAATGAGGAGCGGATCAAAGCATATCCTTTGCAGTAATTACTCAGCCAATTCAATTACTGTAGCCGGCTGAGCCGACTCATCTTGAACCTTTGTAAAGTCAATTTCTCTGATATCAGATAATGAAGTATATTTAATATATGTTACTGCTGGAGGAGATGCAATATTTCCTGCAGGAGGAATCGGATATTCAAAGGGCTTGACTACACGAAGAGGCGCAGCTTCTTTTTCTTTTACATACATCTTCTTTTGAATTTGACTTACTCGTTTAGCTCCTTCCATTGTAGGACCCTGTTTATAAGCGGCAACGGCCTGAGCTAACTCAAGACTTAGTTGTTGTAAAGCTTCATTCTTCGTTTGTTCCATTTCTTGTGCATCTTCTCTTTGCTTATTATACTGCTGAAGTGTGGTTGTAAATTTTTCTTTATCTGTAGATCGAAAGAGATCTAATGCCCTAAATGAATCATAGGCTTTAGGCAATGGTATTGTTTTCACTGCTTCGGCTAGATTTTCAGGATTAAGAACAATCGGATTTCCTGACGGATAATCAATTCGTAAATTCTGATATTTGCTCTTATAAAATGCAGACCATGTGGCCAAATCTGTCACTTTGCTAGGATTTATGAATGTTCCCTTTGCTTTCTTTGCAGGAGGCATCTCTACGATGTAGGCCTAGTTTTTGTTAAACAATACGCCGGTAAAGCCGCGCCACAATTTTTTATAAAAAAAAGACATTACTCAGAGATGAGTGATGCAACTGGTAAAGTTATTTTAACCACAATTCTGAATGGATTAACTCATGCAGTTCTTCCTCCGCTTGGTTTATACATATTTACTAAATTTTCAGAGGATACAATATTTTCGATGAATGCTTTCTTGGCTCTTTTAGCCTTTATCATCTTAATGAGTTTTTTAATGAATTTTATTTCATTTGCAATCATACAATCAAGCGTCTGTGGTAAAGTATTTAATACAGAGCACCTTTTACGTCTTGCAGGATTTGGTATAACATTTTCTGTTCTTTTTTTCAGTTTATCCTGGCACGTAGGTTTCATAGGAAACATAATTCGTAATCTTGTGCCAGCCGAAATATTTGGAGAACAAATGAGTGAATCCATCACTCATGCATTCTATATGTTCTGGGCGGGAATGTATTCTATGGGATCTCTATGCTGGTATGCTGCTGCCTGTCCACCTCCTTCCATTCCAGATCCTAAGCTTTCTTGAACCCTTCAGGTGGCTGGTCGCCATAATAAACATATGTGGGAACATGATTTGTATTGTATTTTTGTGTATTTAATACATAAAATCCATTTTTGTTAGTGTTCAATCCCATTGTTTTAGAAACAGGCTCGGCTTCAATATCCATTTCAACAACTTGCGGTCTTACAGATCGTCTGCTCTTTACAACAGGAATTTCGTCCATATCTATTTCTCCATCTCCTCCATCTTCTCTTCCATACATCTGATCTTGCTCAGAACTATCCATCTTTTCGCCTGATCTGAGCAGTAGTCGTTGAAGTGCTGCTGCAACTAGATAGCTTACAAAAGCCCAGAGTATGGAGAAAAGCCAAAATGGCATCCATGTGTGATTTGGGTCCTGATTTAGTGAAAACTCTTTCCATGTTCCACCAGGATGAAACATTAAAGCGGGCCTCAAATACAAAACGATTGTAACACCCAGTAGATAAATTGTTAATGCTAGAAATAATACATGCATCCCTGTTTTAGAATAAGAAATATGCAAGAGCTGAGGCCCGCAACTTTTTATTAATCACGACCTTCTAAATCTACATGATCATAGCCTCTTTCTGCTCTTGATTCTTGAGCAAACGATGCAAATCCAAAATCAGCTCCCGTCATCCGACCTTCTGCCTTTGCAGGTAATTCTAGCATTCCCATCTGAATTCTCTGATTTCTGTCGTGCTCGAAAAGTTCAGGACTGTAATCTTTCACATTCTTGCCCATAGACCACTTGCCCATTCCAAATTTCTTGAATATTTTTTCAATTTCTCTATCTTCTTTATCCAACTTGTCAAAAATATCAATTACAAAATTATTTTCCATTTGCGTTCTGTGCAGTAAAATATCAGCAATTTCCTTTTCATTTGGTATTCTCGTTTTCTGCGAAGTTCTTTCTACATTGAGTGCGATGAATCCGAATGTTTCGCGAATAAGTGTTTCGGTTTCAGGGATTTGTCCCGTTTCTGGCAGAGATTTATAAAAGGCACTCTTCGGATCACATATGCTTAGGAGGAATTCTAGCAGATAGAATTTCAAAATATAGCCCCCATATTTCTCATCTAGGCCCAAGCTCATGTCTTCAAACATAAAAGCTTTCCACTGTTTCATCCAGCGGCCAAGCGCTTCACCTGTTCTTCTTGAAACTTCCTTTTCTTGAGGCGAAACATCTTTTATTAATTCAGAGTTTTCTGCCATAATCCGATTTAGTAACTCTGTATGCTCTGCACTTATCTTTAGCCATTTTGTTTCATTCGATCCCATCAGCGTATCTGAATCCATTTTTTTAGATCCATTCATGCCTCTTTTTTCCTTTATGTCACGCACGTCTGCTTTTATATCTGTGATCTTGTAGTTCTTAGATCTTTGGATTAAGGGCGTAACAATTGAATTCATTATATTATCAATACCATTTGAAAAAGGAAGCTGTGCTAGAACCTCAAGCGATAGTAAAAATGTATTTGCAACAAGCTCCGATCTTCCTTGTCTTGTCTGCTTGGTTGCAGATCCAATAATCTTCAGTCTCAAAGCCTCTTTCTTCTGGTCATAAAGAGTAACAAAGTTGGCCCAAGCACCGTCTCTTACAGGTTCAATCGCGCCTTGCCTTGATTCATAGAGAGCCTTTGTGATCGTTATAATCTGTGCCCAAATCTGTTGATCCGGCTCCGCCATTGTAGTCATCCACGTTTGAATATTTGTTATAAGTTCCGGATCTTCTGTTTTATTAAATGGATCAAGTGATTGTTTTTCTCTTTTAGCGGCTAAAATGGATTCAAACTTCTCTTCCGTGTAATCTACCTTTTGTGCATCCAACGCCGCCTTACCGTCTTTCTCTTCAGAAGGAAATTGGAATCCACAGTTCTTGCAACTATTTCCGTATCCAATCTTGTGGGGTGCGCCTAGTGCAGGTCCATCATAACAATTTCGCAAGAATAATTTGTAAAGAATATTTTTGGGCAGCTCTACGCGAATGTTGGGAATGGCTCTTGGAGCCCAAGGTGTCCAAATATGCGTGCCACAGGGAGTATTTGTTGGAACTCGGATATCTATATTGCGGAGTGAATAGCAAATATCGCGCGCTTCATTTTCTAGACCCTCGGTGGTTCCAAGTGATTGAAGATATCCTTTGCTAATATCTTTGAGAAGAACTGGTGATGCATAGCTTTCACTCCGTTCACTTGTGGAAAAGAAAATACCGTCTTTTTCCGCTTTCTTGTAAGATTCTCCTTTGAGCTGACCATAAATTACTCGTAATCTATAATCCAATGATCTCTTCGGTGCATCTAGTGTAGACACATTCATTGCTGATACTTTGGCATAAGAATCACCTTTCGTTGGAACATTTTGCACTGTGGGTGGAAATGTTATCATGGGTTCCGGTGTGAAACCAACCGGCAACTTATCGTTTTTGCTGGGATTTTCTCTTGTGCTTTCTAGCCTTAAACTTTCTCTTCTTTCCTTAATTATTTGGTTCAGCTCCGCTGCAATAGGAAGTGGGACTCTTTCCAGCAGATTCTTTGTTACGAGTGTAACAATATCTTTCACATTCTTGATACGTTTGTCCATTTGTTCAAAAGGGATTAGAGCCCATGATGTTGAGAACCAAGGATCCTCCTTTCTGTAAATGTAAGCCACCGCGCATGAGATGTAATCCAAGAGACCTGTGCCGGCCACTTCGGGATTTAATCCTTCTGTCGGGAATCCTTGCAGGGAAAATCGGCATTGCATAAAAGGATATTTGACTTGAATGGCCGGTTTTGCTGTTTGAAGTTCAAACATGATGAGGCCTGTCACAATACCGACCTGCTGGTTTCTTGATAATTCTTCCCATGTTTCTTTTAGCTTTTTAGTGCCACGGCTTTGTTGGAGTGCCATAAATTGTTCTTTTGAAATTACAACTTTTTGCAGGTATTGCTGGGATCTATTTACAATTCTTGCATAGATTTCATCCGTAAGAAGAGCACCCGCTCTTTCCGCAATTATTTTAGCAATTTTAAAAATCTTTTGATCTTCTTCTCTGTCAAATGTTTGTTCCTTCTTTGAGATTATTTCTGTTAAGTCAACTTCTTTTGTTAAATCGGCGTCATTAATAACTGCTCTACCAGATAAAGGCCGGCCATCATCATCATATTCCAAACTGTTATCATATTCAATGGATTGAATTGGCTCTCCGCAATTCCTGCAGGTATAATTTCCTTCAAAGACTGGTCCGCCAAATTCAATGATGAGTTTCTTGTGGAGACTCAAGGAACGGCCGGGGTGAAGGGCCTCATTAAGTGTCATTACTTCATGCACACACACACACTCTTTCTTGCATTCCTTGCAGATAATCCAATTTCCTTTCTTCTCTCCTTGAAACTTATTTAAGAATTGTTGAAAAAGCTCAATATATCTGACTTGATCACGGCTCTTGGTTTTCTTGACTGCTGTTAAATATTTTGTGTGGGGGCATGAATTGATTTCTGGTTTTGACATGAAGGCTTCAATGCGGATCGCCTCAATTTGATTCCGATTCTGCTCTGCACGAATGATTTCTAGCAGTTTATCTTTTTGAAACTTGGGATCAAAAGCGGCTTCTCTTCCTTCAAGGATTGTTACAATATTAGCATATTGAATGAAAGCATCCCAGCCATACGATTTTTCTAAGTCATTCATAATAACTTGTGTATTCTTAGCTAGTGTTGTTTCTCTTTCTGCAATGTTTTTGAAAAGACCGCTCAGCACCGTATCTTTTCTAACAGTGTCATTCAATGTTGCAGGATCTTCAATCATTGAAGGCATTGTTTCACCCGGCGGCCCTTCTGCTAGCGTCTTCATGATGCGCTCTCTTGAAAGTGAATTTGCTTGAAGCCATAAATTCATGTTTCGTTGAATAAATTTCCAAACTTCGGTTTGCAGGGCTGCCGGGAAATCGCTGCGATTGGGAACAAAGGAATCTAACATAATTGATAAAAGAGGAGATGCTAAGGAAAATCCGTGAATAGGGGCAATAAATCGACGCATATTGTTTTCAACCCATGTTGTCCACCACTGGTCTGTTGCTTGTGATACTAGCTCTTTTGGAATTGTGATTGTGTGATTATCCGAAGTGGATTCTGTCACATTCATCGGTTTAATATCTTCTAAATTTGACCTTCTGTTCAGACTTTGATAATCCGCAATCTGAATACGCGTCATGATTGAAGGAATATTTGCAATGGTTCGTGTCATTAAAATTGTGGGTGTGTCTAGCATCACATAGCCAGTGATAGACACTTGATCTGCTGGAATAGATAGAGTTCCCGCAGGAATGCCCTTGTTCTTTACTGCTTTTTCTGCAGCTAAAAAAACTGCTGATCGGATATCAACGGTGGAAAGGTAATCATCTGTTAAAGCGGTAAAATTAGTCTTCTTAAACGGACCATACTGCAAGTAACCCACAGGAAGACCTGCTTTGAATCCCTTGCGAACTTCACCGGGACTTGGTGCAATAAATGCTTCTTGGTCATATAAGATATTTTCTCTTTCACCTGCCTTGGATGAATAGGGGTGCTGATCCGTTGCAAACAGCGTATCCAAATAATTATAAAATGTGTTGCCATCTGTTACAAATTCACCCTTTGTATATGATTCATTTCTTCTTGCAGAAATGTGCTCAACATCCATGATGTAATGAAAATCTAAATATTCATCGGTGGATAACTGTCTTTTATCCATGTAGAGTGTCTTCTTCACATCATAGATAGGAACGCATGCCGGAATATACGAATTTTTCACTTCATCCGTAACTTCTTTTAATGTATTAAAACTGGATTTTTGTGCGCCGATGGGTTTATTTGCAATATTGAGTTTTACTGTAGACTGTTTGAGGGCCAGTATATATTCAATTCTTTGGCTAACTGATCGTAATGCTTTTAGGTTTTTTTGCTTTTCAGGCGGTAAATCATCAACAAAACTAGAATACATTTCTTGCCTTTGGACAGAATCCGGGAAGTATCGTTCAGATGTCGGAATTTGTTCAATGACGGAGGATGGTTGGATTTCAAGCAGAAGTTCTTCGAGTGTAACTTCCCTTTGGATCTCTTCGGCCGCTGCTTTGTTTTCTTCTGCTAAGGATACATTTGGTTGTTCATCTTCTGACGGGGGGATGGCTGGCACGATGACTGCAATTGGATTTGGTGGACCGACACACTGAAATTGAATTTTGAGACCACTTGTTAACACAAGCGCATCTTCCTCGTCTGTTGCAATAATTCCTTGAACTTCTGCTAGATTCTCATTCGTATCAGGGTCTACGACCGGAACACCATCAATAATGGATAATTGTTCACCTTCCTTAGTATAAAATTCAACTTTTTCACCCGGTTCAACTCCTAGCATTGCAGAAAAATGATAATAGTCGGATTTTATGTGAATTTGAACTAGATATACGTTGTATTCTTCTAAAAAATCACCATATTCATCTAACTTCCATTCCTTTGCGGTTGATCTTGATGATTTAGGTTTGACTCGTATTAATTTATTATCACGATAGACAACATCGCCCGTCACCGGATCTTCCGTTGAGTAAACTGTTATCCAATCTCCTAATTCTATATTTGTGCCTTGCGGTTCCATCCTCCTGTTAATTGCTGTGTTTTAGTTTTCCGCTTTGAACCTCTTTCTAAGCACCGCTCTTGCATTACCTGTAAAAAAAATTTGAAGGCGGCCTGCCCTTCAATAATGGCAGGAGAGTTTAGTAATAAAAATGTCTGCGCCTAGTAATTTCTTTGATAATCTGTGCAAGCAATATGAGAAGTCGGAGGACCTCTTCAAGTATCTTCAGTCGCCGGAGGGCGGATCCCTCAAGGTAATTAGCAACAAGGAGTATCCCCATCTTGCGATTATCCGTTATGTGAAGGGTGCTACCGACGCTCCGGTGTCGGATATGACCCACGTAAATACGCCCTATTTTAGGTCAGTTGTATGGAATACCGTCACAAATAAGCCAGTTGCTATTACTCCTTTTAAGACAGAGCCTCTTGAGTCCTTTAGTTCTTACAATAATCAGCAGAAGACGACTTGTGTTGTGGAGGATTTCTGGGATGGCACCATGATCACCCTCTTCTATGATACAACAGTTAACAACTGGCTTCTTGCAAGTCGCTCTAATGTCGGCGCCAGCTGTCGTTTCTACGGACCCGAGACATTCAATACTCTTTTCTGGGAGACATTCCGTTTCATGGGTCTAACAATTCAGCAGTTTGATAGTAAGCTGACTTACACGTGGATTCTCCAGCATCCGTCGAATCGAATTGTTGTGCCTACGCCCGCTCCTTGCCTGCGTCTTATCCAGATTCTTGATGGTGCTGATGAGGTTGCCGCTCCTGCTCATCTAATGAACTTGGTGAGCCGGCGCCTTCCTCTTACAGGCGATGCTCTTACACTGAAGGCTCTTGATGATCTTGTTGTTGCAAATAACAATATCTTCTGTCAGGGCTTTGTGATCAAGGATTGTCTGACAGGTAAGCGGTGGCGGCAGCGCACTCCTGTGTATCTTGCAGTTCATGAGCTGCGGGGTAATACGCCTCGTCTTGATTATAAGTGGCTGACACTCCGTGCTTCGGGTGATCTTAATAGCTATCTGCATCATTATCCTGAGGACAAGCCGGCGTTTAATGCTCTTTGGACTCGACTCAAGGATGAGACCCGTGAACTGTATACGGTTTATTGCCAGGTTTTCAAGGCACGGTCTCTGCCTAGTAAGGATGCGCCGAAGCATATGCGCCGTCTTCTCTATGACATGCAGGATCACTATCTCAATCATCTGAGGCCGGCGCAGCTGACGATGACGTGGGCTGCATGCGTGCAGTGGGTCAATTCACAGGATGTGCCTCGTCTGCTTTTCCTAGCCAACTACAAGTTTCTGCAGGTGAACAAGCAGGCCTCTTTTCCTTACGAGCCGACAGACGAGAATCTGGTTGCTCCTCCACCTGCTGCGGAAGCCACCGCTTAATGATTTCGCGATAAAAAACATAGATGTGTGGTATTTGGGGTTTTCTTGGATTATACAAACAATTAGAGTTAGAAGGGTCAGCAGGGTTAGCGGAGTTCACTACTCTAGTTAAAACATTGCTGCCAAGAGGGCCCGAATATATGGAAACAAAAGAAATACAAAATTGTTTTTTAGGTTTCACACGTCTAGCAATAAATGGTCTAACTTCTGCTGGAAACCAGCCAATGACTTCACCTTCAGGAAAATGGATTGTGGTCTGCAATGGGGAAATTTTTAACTATAAAGAAATTGCGACTACGTTCTCTATTCAACAAGATTACCTGGGATCTGATTGTTTTGTAATTCCTTGGCTCCTTGAACATATGCATGTTAGAGATGTATGCAGACAGCTTGATGGTGTTTTTGCTTTTCTAGCATATAATACTGAAACACATGAACTGCATGTAGGTCGTGATACATTTGGTGTCCGTCCTTTATTTTGGGGCTCTTTAGAAAAAGGGTTAGCTTTTGGTTCTGAAATCAAATCTTTAGTGCCTTTTAAGGCGATTACTTTCTTTCCTCCTTCTTGCTACGGCATCTTTAAGGAAGGATCTGTGCCTGTTATTGAAAGATGGACAGCATTGACGTGGCATAAGGATCCTCTGTTAGCCGGGCAAAGATCACAATGCATTCAAAAAATGAATGAGCTTCTTGTAGAATCTGTTAGAAAACGTTTACTATCCGATCGGCCTATTGGTGCCCTTCTTTCTGGAGGTCTAGATAGTAGCTTAGTTGCTGCTCTTGCTGCAAAAATGCTACGAAAAGAAGGAAAGCAAATTCATACATTTTCAATTGGTCTTGGTTTATCACCTGATATTATGGCTGCAAGAAAAGTGGCTGCTTTTATTGGATCCATTCACCATGAAATTGTAATGACACCTGAAGAATTCTTGGCTGCGGTGGAACCTGTAGTTGTTGCGGTGGAAACGTATGATATCACCAGTGTTCGTGCATCGGTTGGAAACTGGCTGCTAGGAAAATGGATCAAAGAAAATACGGATATCAAGGTTATTTTGAATGGTGATGGTTCCGATGAACTCTTTGGAGGCTATTTGTATTTTTACCGTGCTCCTTCCCCTCTTGCATTTGATAATGAGATTGAAAGGCTTCTAGGCGAAATTCATTTATATGATGTGGCTCGTTCGGAAAGATCCATGGCCGCGCATGGACTCGAGTCGCGCACGCCTTTCTTAGACAGGCAGCTAGTGGATGCGGTGCGTCGTATGCCGACTGAATATTTTATGCCTTCTGTAATTCACGGTAAAGACACTGGCTGTCCTGTCAGTTTCTGTGAAACAAAAGAAAAATGGATGCTACGTGCTGCTTTTATGGATCAATGTCTGTTACCAGAAGAGATCTTGTGGCGGCGCAAGGAGGCCTTCAGTGATGGAGTTTCTAGCAGAGAAAATTCATGGTTTGAGATTTTGAAGCGCGTGGCAAAAGAAAAGGTTGTAAAGAAGGGTGTCCATTATACACTTGCTTTGGAGCACGAGCATAATCCTCCTCTAACAGATGAGGCAACATGGTATCGGGAAACCTTTGAGAAGAATTTTGGTGCAGCGGCTGCCAACATACTTCCGCACATGTGGATGCCTAAATGGTCACCTGAAACAACGGATCCTTCTGCTAGAACGCTGTCGCACTATACGGCAACCACTTAACCAAATACTCTACTGAATTAACAGGAGATGTCGGTTCCCGATTTATTTAAAATTGTTGCTCGTGGTTTGCAAGATACTCGATTGCAACCAAAGATGCGGTCTCTAGCAGATCTAAGTCAGTATATAACTGTTTATAAATCAACAACACGTTGGGCGGCGCAGCTTGTTCGTGTCGATTTTGATACGAATCCGGATTTTGGATTGCAGGCATCTGTTACCTTACCTCGGAAATATGATTTTGTTCATCGTCTACTGCTTACTGTAGTGCTACCTGATATCTATGGGCCTCAAAGTAATGCTTCGATAGCAGCTGCTACTGCAGGAAACACATTTTTAGGTCCATATTTTAGTTGGACAAATAGTGTCGGACATGCTCTTATTGCATCAGTTGACTTAGAAATTGGTGGAACACGTGTTGCATCACTCGATGGCAGACTGCTAGAAGTCTTGGATGAATTCTATGAGTCGCCTGAAAAACTTCGTGCAAAGAATGTGATGATTGGTCGCTCTGCCAATTATTCTGTTCAGTCAGTTATTGGTCCAATTCTTCACATTCCTCTTCCTTTTTGGTTTACGCAGCATTTAGCCCAAAGTTTACCTATTGAAGCTCTTTCAGTGGACACTGTTCGTTTGCAGATTAATTTTAATCCCGTTTCTAGCATATATTATACGAGTGCAAGGGGCACCGATTTTACTGTATATTCAGCGGAGCCACCGATGGTGATACCACCTCTAGAAGGAGCTGTATTCTATCAGACATCTGCATCTGGTTCTTTACTGTATAATGTATCGGATACGACTCCACATTTTGGCGTAAAAGGTATTGTAATTCCGAATAATAGCATTCCTTCAAAACTTTCAATGGTTGATTGCTATCTTCTTGCAGAATACATCTCAGTGGATGATTATGAGACTGTGAATTTGAGGAATGCGGATTTGGAATATAAGGTGCCATTATACAATGCTGTTGCGCCTGAAGACACGAAGGGTCAGCAATTTTTACGGACTCCAATACTATATAATAATCCGACTCAAGATATTTTATGGTTTTTTCATAATCCGGTTGCGGATCTTTTTAACCAGCCGTTTTTGGCCACTCGGGATTTATCGGGTTGCTCTATCGGCACAGTTGCTTCTGTGCCTTGGCTTCCCGATGGAACAGGATTTGCGTATGCTTATTCCGAACCTTTAGCAAATGTTGCCTTGACTTTTAATGGTGTGCAGCGGTTTTCCCATTCGGAGCCGTCGCTCTTCAGATCATTGTTGCCTTTGATACATTATAGGAAAGCACCGGAAATATGGCGGTATTATTATTTATACACATTTAGTCATGGAGCGGGGGCATGGGATGATAAGGAACTTGGGAATCCATATATTCCTAAAGGTTTAGCCAATTTTGACAAAATCTTACGGAAAGAAATGGTGTTTACATTGCAGGCGGATCGTTTTGGTTCTTATCCGAATTTGACTTTGTATTTGTGGACAACAACTTGGAATATTTTACGAATCTACGGAGGTCGCGGTGCTTTCTTATTTGCGATTTAATCTTTTATTACTACAAGTGTTATTTCGACGCTTTTATTTGCTTCTTTTGGAAAATGGACTTTGGCTATGCGCTTGATTGAAGGAATTTCGATTTCATCTTTGTATTCGTCGCCTGTTTTAATATATGTGTCGATTGCTTCTTTTAATGCGTCCATTCCGGAAAACGAGGAAGGAATTGCTAGATCAACTGTCAATTTCTTCCAGAGTGTTACGCATTCTTTTACCCGCTGTCCTTGGGTTTTTTCCATTACCAGGAGTTATGAAAAATATTATTGTGTGCAAGCGCAAGTGGCGCAATAGTTTTTTCCGACGACATATAGAATTTTGTCGTCGTAATTTGTAAATACCTTTATGCAAGGGGCAGTGGCCGATGCTTCAGAGCATGTGCCGCAGTTAGATGTTAGACCATTGTTCTCGGGCTTAGCTGCGAAGACAATTTTTTGCTTGCTGAAATAGGCTACGGCCTTCTTTCTTCTTGTTGTATCAGATGCATCCATTTTACTTTTGGATCTCAAATTAATTTGTAACTCTTTGAGAATTGCAAATTAGTATATTTCGAAGTAATTTATTTAACGACGAGTGGCGCTACGCTTAAGCGCCTTGCGTCCCTTGCGCGTCTTGCGTTGACGAGTTCTAGATTCATTTTCATTTTCAGATGGACTTTCAGATTCATTTCCAGGTTTAGCCAGCCCCGCGGCCCGCTCTGCGGCCTCCTCCGCGGCCTGCGCCGCCGCCTGCGCCGCTCTGCGGGCCTGCGCCTGCTCTGTATTGCCTTGACGACTAGTGCTGCTTGTCAAAGTTGCTCCATGAAGACCAGTTGCATTTCTTAACCTTCCAATTACGCCTCGGTTCTCATACGGCGCCAGACGACCGGCACCAGCACGCGGGCCAACTGCACGCGGGCCAAGTGCACTCACCTGACGCGCTTGCTGGGCAATCCATAGGGGACTAGTTCCAGTAAATTTATTATTGTTTGCCGTTTGCGGCACGCTAGAACTTAGAGGAGTAGTGGGTTTGTTACCAAAAAATTTTCGTGTTACATAATTTTTCGCTCGTCCAAACCAAGAGCGCTTCGGTGGCACCCCTGCACCCATACCAGCACCAGCACCCATACTGGCACCAGCAGCACCAGCACCCATACTGGCAGCACCAGCAGCACCAGCACCAGCACCAGCGGCAGCACCAGCACCAGCACCAGCGGCAGCACCACCAGCACCAGCAGCAGCACTCCTTCCCCATCTAGGGAGTGAAGGTAAACTACTGTATGCATTTCCCAAACGCTTTCTAGTTGCATTTCCAAATAATTTAGCAGCTCTATATACACTCTGACGATTATATCTGCGTAACTTGTTTACAGCATCTCTTACCTTAAAAGAGTCAAAACCGTTTCGATCTTCTGCAGCGGCCTCAGCTACATAAATTGAAAATTCAGTTTCTAAGAATTTTGTCCATAAATCTGTTAACTTTGCTGCATTTTTTGCCTGTTCTGCTGCTACATTTCCTTTCCAGCCGGGCATATTCTTCAGATTGCCCGCCCCGCCAAGACTAGCGCCAATTACTGATGCAGCAAGCTTACTGCTTTCAAGTGGATTTTTAGCACCAATTAAGATTTGAGCGTTAGTAGATAATTTGCCTTTTACTCCAGCAGCGGTGATTAATGAAGTAATAAACTTATTTGTGGGGCTATCTTCATCAAAGATACTCTTGAATTTATTATAATTTCGCATATTTATTTCTTTAGCTCCTCCACGCTGCTTACGGGATCTCTTACGAGGATTGGCGCCAGCGGCAGCAGCGCCAGCGGCAGCAGCAGCAGCACTATTTACTTCATTTTGAGAATTGCCCTCCGCCGCCGCCTCCGCCGCTGCTTGAGGTGCCGCTCCTGCAACTTCCGTAGCACTAGAGTCATTGGTCACAGCACCAGCAATTTTTGTAAGGTCAGCTTCCGCAAGTATAGCTTTAAAATGCGCATCTATCTCATTAACTTTTTTCCCCACTAATTTCTCAATTTCACGAAGATTAGCTAAGAATCGAGATTTCTTAGACTCTGCATTCTTTCCAAGTCTTCCCTTATTTATTGCATCTAGAGAAGCCATAAGATCTTCAATTGCATCCTTTTGTAAATCTTGTAATTCTTTTAACTTTTTACCAGCTTCTTTGAGTTTCGGATCATTCTGATACATCAAAAATTGGGGGAAATCAACACCAGGTCTATTCATCCAAGAATAGTTTATGCCTGCAAGACCAACGCGAAGACCAATTAGTAGAAGAACCGGAACACCAAAACCAATGGCAACACCACCACCAGCAACACCACCAGCAACAACAATTGGGGCTGCGATCGGGGCTGCGATAGTTGCACCCACAGTTCCAGCCAATCCATATCCCAAGCCAAAAGGATCATATTTGCCTACAGCTACAGCTCCGGAGCCGATCCATACACCTGCTTCCATTACTTTTCCACCTGCGGCAATAAAATCATCCTTTAGTTTTTTCCATTCTGTATCAGTTAATTTTACGCCTTTATATAATTTGGCAAGTTCACCGCCAACGAATAGTCCACCATGATATATTGCAGTAGCAAGCCATGCAGGCGGACCTATCAAGGCATCGCCAGCCGCACCTAGAGCACCAGATAATGTGCTGCACGGTCTTGGTTGACCAGCAATTTCAATCGTCATATAAGCTGGTATGCCATTTTTTAATTCGAGTGTTCCTTTAATATCCACACGAGAGGCGGCGGGTGCGGCTATCGGGGGAGTGAAGACGGGAGGCCCAGCTCCTTGAGGGACTTCCAAAGGAGTGGCTACTCCACCTCCAGCACTATTTATCCAGGCACCATTCCGTGTTGAATCATCCGCCGCCTGCTGCGCCGCGAGGTCGCCGAGAGCAGACCGGGACGCGCCCGACGCCGCAGCCGCCCCTCCAGCTGCGCTATTACCTCCACCACCAGCCCCCCCTC